TCAAGGTTTCCGATTACACGACTAGCAACATCAGAAGGATCACTGCTTGTATCCGCGTTGAAATGCGATGGCATTACATTGGCTGCAATAATTGCACTACCGCTCCAATTGGTTTCAAAGCGCAATGCTGTCTTGATTGTTGGAGTAATGAACAGATAGCGACTTCCATCTGGAACATTGCCTTCATCAAACTTTTGACAGAGTGATGCCAAATCCTTGCGGAAATTGTAAGCACCTTGTGGCGATGCTGGGTACGCCGTTGCTGGAGCTGCTGATGTAATACCAGTGGTATTTACATTAAAGCCACCAGAATACACATCTCCATTTGTTACTTGTGAACCCTCAAGACTTGCTTTGAAAGCAAGCATTGCGATCTTGCGATCCAATACACGCCCAAGGTTTCGACCTAACTTTGTAGCGAATGGGCCAAGAACGTCGAAGTGCAGCAAATTTAAGTCGCTGAACGGAATGTCGAGTGCATTGACCAAATAATCATCACAAGTGACGGTCTTTTGGTACATTTGAATGCGTTTAACATTTGAGCCTTGGGAGGCTTGTTCGTTAATGAATGTTCCGGGAGTATGGTAAGAACTTGCTGGGTCTTTTCCGATAATTGGCCATTGTGCGGAAACTCCACCAGTGAGTTGTTTTACCGACATAAATGAATTTGAGCGATCATAAAATACACTGGCAGCGGTGAATGCTTCAAGCACTACCCCGCTGAATACTTTTAGACCAAAATCATTATCTCCATCGCCTGATGCGGCGCGCATTGTACGTTCGTAATTTACGTTTTGAGTAGCCATAGTGAATTTCTCCTTTAGAGAATTGTTTGTTTAGTGAGATATTTAATAGACACGGTGACTTTAGGTATCTATGTGATTCATGGGTCGCTTACGCGGGTATCCATTATTTCATAGGCTGTAGTCGAAAAGACACACTTCGCCGTTAAGCGAAGTTGCCCACACAAGGAATAGCCCTACTAATGCGCGAACACTAGCAAGGCCGCAGGAGCTTATTGGCTCGTTTCAATCTTCAATGATGGTGTCCCCGACTTAGGGCTGACCAATTTTGAGGCGGTTTGAAGTTGAGCAATTTTTTCCCGTAGTTCTTTATTTTCAGATTCAAGCGTTATTGCTGATTCTGCAATTTCTGAATTTGATTTTGGTTTTTGACTTTGCGATATGGTTTCAACTGCTGTATTGAAAGCTTCTTGCTCACTAATTCCAGTTGCTTTATGCCAAACCTTTTGAGTTTTCATATCTACAATACTGATTGTAATGTTTCCATTTTCAAAACTTTGTGAAATACCACTTCCCATTTCATTCAAAATTCGCGCTTGTTTTTCTGTTGGTACGATCATTTATTAAGTCCCTGCATAAAATGTGTTGGAGTGTTTGACAATCTACGACGAGTAGTTTCGTCCACATACCCCTGCTTGCGTAGCATTGCCATAGCCTTGACTACTTCCGATACTGACGAGAAACCTGGCGAATCTGCTACTGGCGTTTGACCCTGTACGAGCGGCCGAGCGTTTCCGCTGCCTACGGCTTGCTGGTGCATGAATGTGATTTCACGCGCCGCGCTAACTGCTGTCTTTGGGTCGTTAAGCTTGACGTTGAATTTTTCAATGTCGGCTTTGGTCATTGTTGCAGCCGCCCAGTTGAGTACATTGTCGAGTTGCGCCCTGCCACCGGTGACGGTGTTTACTTCTGCTTGCACCTTTTCGACTTCGTATTGCAGAACCTTGATCCGGGATGCTTCGCCTTCGACCATCCGTAATGCTAAGTCTTTGCCGATACCCGCTGTTTCAAAGGCTTTGACTTGTTCCAAGTTCATCTTGCCGTCGGCCATGTAAGTTGCTACTGCCTCTGATATTTTAACTCCTGCTTTTGCACCAAAATCTTCGATGCTGTCAATCGTCTGGCGTGATGAAATAAGTTTCTGTGCCTCACCGTATGCCGTTTCAAGTGCTTCTGGCGAGTCGTATTTTCCCGCCCACTTCTTTGCCTCGATCTTGATTTCCGTGGCCGGCGGTGTTGCTGCTACCACTTCTGGAGTGGCTACTTCTTCTTGTTTTACTTCTGCTTGCGGTTCTGATTCTGACATTTTTCTCCTGTCTAATTATTATTTTGAAACTATAAGTGCGTTCAATACTGCCATGTTTATTGCGTTGTATGCGTTTTGTCGAGATGTTGCGGCTGTTGCACCTATTCCAGAAGCATTCATGTGTGCTTCATTAGTGCTTCCTGTATATTCTGCAAAGCCAAATCCAAATAGCGGCGTTGTTGTTGATACTCCAGCTGCCCTGTTTTGCCCCATATAAAATGCGTTATAGAATTTATTGATATCAACTACGCAAGCACCGTTGCCATCACCCGCATAATTATTAGCCCAGGTATTTGCTTCTCTGATTCTAATTTCTCGATTTTGATTCCAAGAATTAAAAATAGAATTGTATGTAAATGAATATGGTTGGCTCATTTCAAAGATGAATGCTAGGTTTTCCAAACTGCCACCCATTGCTATCCAGGCATTAGATACTGTTGTTTTAACACTTTGCCACCCAGCAATACCTACTGCTGATTTTCTTGAACCATCAGCGTCAGCTGCGCTTTCGTTAATTCCACTCATTACTTTGATAATGACGCGGCCACTTCCACCAGCTTCTATTTGTCGTTCTTTAATTTCTTTTAAGTAACTTTCAAGGTTTTTTCCAATTCCACCTACATACGTTGCAAGGTCTTCTGCTTTTGCACCGCCCCAGTAAATGAGGTTAGATACTGCATATCCTTTGAAATTTTTTCTGATAATGCTTTGCCATATACCTACAAATGGGCCGGTGACTATGCACGGTGCTTGATTTTGGCCGCTCCAGGATGCCCATACATTTACGATTGATGACGCATTTAATACATTGCTTGTATATGTTGCCGTTGGAGTTGTGAAGTCTAATTTTGCAGTTGCGTATCCATAGCCACCGGAAGTTGGTATTGCTGTTGGGCTAACTGCAAGTTGTGCTGTTGCTTCATTCATAACTCGTAACTTAAATGATCCACCCGCTGTTGCGAATGTTCCATACACAAATCTATATTGTGCCGAAACTCCACCTACTTGTGGGTTACCTATATTTGAATAATTTGTTGGATTTTGCAAATTGCAATCTCCAAGATTTATTTCGTTTGTGGTGAGTAATTTTACAAAATTACGAGTCGCTGTTGTGTCTGCATATGTTGTTCCAGCCGCAACAAATGCGTTATCAAATTTGAATCCGTTGTGTTTAAGATAATAAGTAACGGCTCCAGGGTCAAAACCAATGTATGAAACAAATCCTGTTGCGTCTGCGTTTGCTGCTGCTTTGGCTATGCTTAATTTAGTACAGTTTGATCCAGTGGTGCTATCTCCAAACCCTACATGAACTCCATTTCCCCAGTATCCATCTTGTCTATTATTACTTGCGCCCCAATCTTGATATTGCGTTGTCTGCATTGGTGTTGCGTATGGTTGCACCCCATATCCAACACGCATTGCATAATCAAGTCCGTAGGTATGTCCGTATTCGCCATAGCCAGTGTTTGAGTCGCCGATGGTCACAATATCAACGCTGTCTACTCGATTAACCGCGTCGCGTAAGAATTTCCCTGCTCGCGAATTTCCCGCTACTGCTGGCGCAAGTGGCTTTGTTTCTTGCTCGTTGAGTTTTATATTGGTTCTGGTTCGCATTATAATGTTGCCCAGTATGCGCCAAAGGTTGCGTTATTTCCGGAATCTTTGAATTGAACTTGAACCAGTTGTGATCCAACCATGTCAATTAGTGCGCTGCATGGGCTTGTTGATGCCGCATCTGTTGTTGCGGGGCTATAGGTGTTTGCTGATGGAGTTCCTGCTTGTGACACTATGCTGTTGAGGTAGTAGTCTGAACCTACTGCTGCAAGTGATCCGCTTGTGTAACCAAGGCTAAATTCACCTAAGATTGTTGGAATCCAAAGAGCCGTATTATTGTATGAGTTCCAACCGATTACACGCATTCCGACTCCAAGTAATTTACTACTGCTGGCTTGCACCGGAACGATTTTTACGAGGCTTGGGTAACTTGAAAGCGAGTCAAAGATTACTCCCGCTGTTGGCTTTGTTGCTGTTGCTATTGCCGCATTAAATCCCGCTGAAGTTCCACCTTGGTTTGCTGTCAAGTAACTTAAAGTTGCTTGGTTTGTTCCTACGAAAGAAGTTGTAAACATTTTTATCCTTTATTGTTGTGGCTGTTGTTCTGGTTTTGAAAGTGTGTTTTCCATGACATTTCCGCTTGTCTTGATTATTTGTTCTTTGGCTTGCGCTTCTACTTCTGCTTGTGCTGCCGCGCTTGCTTCTGCGGAAACTTGTTCGTTTGACTTAATAAGTCCTGCTTCGTAGATTCCAGACTGGCGTAGAAGCGTGTCGAATAGGACTCCGATATTTACGCGCTGAAGTGCTTCTGGGCCGAATTGTGCCATTGTTCCAATTAGTTGCAATAGCTTTTGCTTGTCGTTTTCTCGGCTAAGTGCTGCGAGTCCTGTGAGTGCCTCGATTTCTACTGATCCCGCTGGCATTGGTGGCAATAGTCGATCCTTTGTCATTTGGTACATGAGGCGTTCAACCATCGGAACTTGTTGGGCATCTGCAATAGGCGCGTATACGCCGCCAAGTGCGCCTTCAAGTTCTTGTGCCACTCGTTGAACTTGAAACGCTGTAACTCGATCACCCTTTGGCGTGGTTTCGCCTTCCATGAGCATTGCGGCTGCTAGGTCTTGACGCTTTTGTGCCGCGGTTTGAAGAACAACATTAAAGTCACCCGCCTTGTTTACGGATAGGAATGCAATGTCTTGTACTTGGCCGGCCATTACGCGAGCTTCGATTACTTCGCCGCTGGGCTTGGCTAAGTCGCTGGCGCGAACTTGTGAGTTGTAATCAATGCAGGGGACAAACTTGCTTGCGAGTCCAGCGAAGTCTAGGAGTCGTTCGTGGAGTTCATTGAGCGAACGAATGTCGCCAAGATTTGTTTCTACAAAGCCACGG